CTCTGTGGCCGTCTCCGTGGCTGTGGGCGTGAATCCAGCAGCCGTGAGTGTCGCCACTAATTCGGCAATCTGTGTCGCCACCTCGTTTACTGTTGCC